TATGAAGTAGAAAACTCAGAGCGTAGTTTTGAGGAAGAAGTTAAGCTTTCAGGTTTTGGGGCAGCCCCAGTAAAGCCAGAAGGTTCAGCTATTTCTTATGACAGCGGACAAGAGTCTTTTACTGCAAGGTATAACCACGAAACTGTGGCTATGGGCTTTTCAATAACAGAAGAGGCAATGGAAGACAATCTTTATGATTCTCTTTCTGCACGTTATACAAAAGCGTTAGCAAGAGCAATGGCTTATACTAAGCAGACAAAGGCTGCTTCATTATTAAATACAGGCTTTGATACATTTCAAAGTGGCGATGGTGTAACATTATTTAACACATCACACCCAACAGTGGCTGGTGGAAATAATGGAAACAGACCTTCAACAAATGCTGATTTAAATGAAACTTCACTTGAGCAGGCAGTAATTGACATAGCAGCTTACAAAGATGAAAGAGGCTTATTAATTGCAGCTAGACCAAGGAAGCTTGTCATTCCACCTGCATTAATGTTTGTGGCGACAAGAATTTTACAATCAGATTTAAGAGTTGGAACCGCTGATAATGACACAAATGCATTAAAGACTAACGGATCAATCCCAGAGGGATTTGCTGTTAATCACTATCTTACAGATACAGATGCATTTTTCTTAACAACAGACATTCCAAATGGATTGAAGATGTTTGTAAGAACACCAATGTCTACATCAATGGATGGAGATTTCAATACAGGCAATGTAAGATACAAAGCCCGTGAGAGATACTCATTCGGTGTATCAGATCCTCTAGGTATCTACGGATCACCGGGAGCATAAAAAATAACTAAGGGCGGTTACAAACCGCCCTTTTTCATATATACTATAATTACCTTGACGAAGAATTATCTTCGACATTTGCCAAGACAAGGAGATTTAAATGGCTAATACAACTTTTTCGGGTCCAGTCCGTACAAAGGGTGGATTCAATGTAATAAATGAGAATAGCACTACAGGTGTTATTACTCAAACAGGCTTCTCAGTAAATTCTACTGGTCAGCTAATATCCTTAGGTTCAAGAAAAATACAAACTTTTGTAGGTTCTTTAGCTGCAACAGACACAGCTTCAGCTTATGGTGATGGCGATGTGCTTGTAGAATTAGGAACTTTAAATTCAGATCATCCAGATGAATTAGTAACTGCAACAAAGTTTTTTATTCATAAAGCTGTAGTGGGCATCACAACAGCATGTGGTCAAACTTTGGTTGGAAGTTTACAATTGAGTGCAACAAGCGGCACAGCAACTAATGCAGCTGTTTCTTCAGGAACAGAAATTGTAGGTGCAGGTGTTGCGGCTTTTTCACCAACTTTATCTGCTGCTTTATCTGTGACTGAGGTTGACATTAATTTTAACAACACAGCTGGTAATTTTCATGTGTTTGAGCCTAATGTAACAGCACCAATTGCTAGTAATGTACTATATGCTGCGGCTACAACAGCATTAAATGCAGATGCTTCAGCAGGTAGATTTACAGTGGAACTTGAATACTCAGTATTTTAAGGAGGATTAAATGGCAGGTCGTTCAGATGTTAAGTCATTTAACTTCAACCAAGGTGATAGTGCCGCTGTATTAGGTCCTGTAAGATCTAGAATTAGGCAAGTAGTAATATTTGGCAATGCAGCAGGAGCCTTAACCATCAAAGATGGTAGCGGTGGTGCAGATTTATTGGTTCAAAGTTTTCCAACAGGCTTACATACGTTAAATATTCCAGATCAGGGAATACTCGCAGAAAGCGGAGCTTACATTCATGCTTTTTCTGGCTCTGGCAATAAGTTAACTGTATTTCTTTCCTAATGGCTGAAAAGAAAAAAAGAGGCTCTATGAAAGGGCACACTATTAAAGGTGGTCATAAACGCCCTACAAAAGCAGGCGCGGGCATGACTGCCAAAGGTGTTGCTAAATATCGTAGAGAAAATCCCGGATCAAATCTTAAAACTGCTGTAACTGGAAAAGTTAAAGCAGGAAGTAAAGCTGCGAAAAGGCGTAAATCTTTTTGTGCTAGAAGCGCAGGTCAAATGAAAAAATTTCCAAAAGCAGCAAAAAACCCAAATAGCAGACTTAGACAGGCCCGCAGAAGGTGGAAGTGTTGATTAGTCGTGCTACAATGAAAACTCAATTAAAAGGTAATAGAATGAAAAAGAAACCTGTTATGAAAAAAAATATAGGAAAGATGATGGAAACATTGTCTCCTGCATACAGTATTGCAAAAGGAAAAGGGCCAATGAGTGCACTTGCATCAGCGGGTGGCTTAGGCTTAGTACCTGCGATGGTAGCTAGGCCACAAAGAAAAAAAGCTAAAGCTCGTAGGACAGCAAGAATGCAACAAGTTCCCTCTCAAATGCCAAGCCCTTCAGCAGGAATGGGAATGCAAGAAATGAATAAGATGGCTATGGGTGGTATGGTTAAAAGAAGTAGATCAATAGACGGAATAGCAATGAAAGGCAAGACTAAAGCTTAAAATGCGTAACTATAAAAAAGAGTATAATAATTATCACTCTAAGCCTCAACAAAAGAAAAAGAGAGCCTCTAGAAATACAGCTAGAGCCAGAATGATAAAAGCTGGTAAAGTTTCTAAGGGAGATAGTAAAGATGTTACACATAAGAACGGTAATCCAAAAGATAACAAGAAAAAAAATCTTGGCGTAGCATCTAAATCTAAGAACAGATCATATGCCAGAACAAGAACAGCAAAGAAAGTAAATAGGAGATCTTAATGAAACAGCCAATAAGATTAAAGTCAGGTGGATTCATGTCATCAGGAACAGACGCTGGTGATTTAGCGATACTAAGAACAGCAAAAAACATTGATGATGGCAGTGCTATGGGCATGAAAAAGGGTGGTAAAACTAAAAGCAGAGTCAATGAAGCTGGTAATTATACAAAGCCCGGATTAAGAAAAAGAATATTTAATAGAATAAAAGCTGGAGGTAAAGGTGGAAGACCGGGTCAGTGGAGTGCTAGAAAAGCGCAAATGATGGCTAAAGCTTATAAAAAAGCAGGTGGAGGCTATAGAGGTTAATGTTAGATCCCGCCTCAATTGGCATAGCCATTACGGCAGCTAATACGGCATTTTCGGCAATCAAAAAAGGATTTGCCGCAGGTCGTGAAATTGAATCTATGGGAAAAGATTTAAGTCGTTGGATGGGCGCGGTCTCAGATGTTGAGAACACCGAGAAGTCTGCAAAGAATGCCTCACCATTAAGAAAATTATTTAAGGGTAGAGAGATAGAAGCTAGTGCTATAGAAGCCTTTACGGCTAAGAAAAAGCTTGAAGCACAACGTCAAGAACTTAAATCATTTATAAATTTTCACTACGGAGCCAATTCTTGGAATGAGATTCTTAGAATGGAGGCTGAGATAAGAAAAAAGCGAAAAGAAGAGATCTATGAGAGACAAGAGCTTATTAGAAAGATATGGGAAGTTATTGGTTGGATTCTATTGTTTTGCACTGTTGTAGGATTTATAATATTATTAGCTTGGATGTACAAAGAAAGTAAAAGATGAGACAGAAAAAATTACAAGATAAATCTAAATATGCTTCTTACGACATCAATCAGGACGGTGTAGTTAGCGATGAAGAATTTGAACACATGGCTGAAATTAAGAGGTTAGAACATGATTTACGAAAGCAAAGGGCACAAAGACGTATGGCGACAGCTAGTTTGGTTGCAATGGCTTCTTTTACTATTGCAATGTTCTTGGTCGATCTCGAGAGAGTTAAAGCACTTTCCGATATTAGTAATCTTTTTTATATCACTGGGGGTGGCATTGTGGCTGCATATATGGGCGCCAGTGCTATAATGAACAGGAATGGTAAATAAATGGCTAGAAAAGACCCAAAGGTTGGCACAGGCAAAAAGCCTAAAGGTTCTGGAAGAAGACTCTATACTGACGAAAATCCAAAAGACACTGTTAGGATTAAGTATGCAACTGTTGCTGATGCTCGTGCAACAGCTAGAAAAGTTAAGAATGTTAACAAACCTTTTGCAAGAAAAATTCAAATCCTTACTGTTATGGAGCAAAGAGCCAAGGTCTCTGGTAAAAAAGAGCAGGCAGCTATTGCTAAAAGGGCTAAAGAATCTTTACGGAGGCAAAGAAAAAGATGACTAGTGTTACAAGTTATTTGTTGGTATAGTTAGTAATGGCATTAAAGAAATCACAAAGGAGTTTAAAGGCTTGGGGTAAACAAAAGTGGCGAACCAAAAGTGGTAAACCTAGTACACAGGGGCCAAAAGCTACAGGTGAGCGTTATTTACCTTCCGCGGCAATTAAGGCTCTTTCGCCCTCTGAATACGCCGCCACTACGGCTAAAAAGCGAAAAGCAACTAGAAAAGGAAAACAAGTGGCTAAACAACCCAAAAAGATTGCTAAAAAAACGGCAAGATTTAGAAAATACTCGTAAGTTAATGGAGAAACTGGAACATGGCAGTAGTAGTACCTGATTTACCTGATTTGTTTGAAGAGGCTTATTCAAGAGCTGGCACCACCATGCGTACTGGTAATGATCTTAGAAACATTAGAAGAAGTTTTAATATCCTTACTATGGAGTGGCAAAATAGAGGATTGAATCTTTGGACAATAGAATCTGGAACTTTATCTCTGACAGCAGGTACGTCAACATATACCTTGCCTACAGATACTGTAGACCTTTTAGAGCATACAATTAGAACAGGCACTGGAACAAGCCAAGTAGATACAAATATGGCAAGAATAAGTGTATCTACATTTGCACAGATATCTTCAAAGAATACACAAGGAAAACCTACTCAAATATTTATACAGAGATTGTCTGGATCTGTTACAGCAACATTATATCCTGTACCAGATAGTCAAGATACATATACTCTTTCTTATTTCAGGGTTGTGGGAATAGATGGAATATCTTCAGGAATAGAAGGCACAACAACATCTTTTATTCCTCCAAGATTTGTTCCTTGTTTAGTTTCAGGATTGGCTTATTACATAGCTATGAAAGACCCAGAGTTAGCCGGAAGGGTAACAGCGCTGAAGCAAGAATATGAGTTTCAGTTTGAATTAGCAGCAGGTGAGGACACAGAAAGTGCATCTGCTAGATTTGTTCCATACAATACATTTTACGGGAGTTAAAAATGGCAACATATAAAATAAAACCGGGAGATACTCTCTCTCAAATAGCGAAGAAAAATAACACTACAGTTAAGACTTTGCAAAAAATAAATAATATTGCTGATCCAAACAAGATTAGAGCAGGTAAATCTATAAACATAGGAATAGGTAAACCGGGATTATCAAGTGCTAAAAAGGTTAATCCTTATGCAGGGCAATCTCCAAGTGAGATGAGGGCTATGGCTATGAAGAAAAAGAAAACAACAACGAAGCCAAAAGCGATAGCTGCAAAGCCAAAATCAAGGCCAGCTTCAGTCGGTGCTTCTGCTAGAAAAGCAAAAATGGATGCAAGATCAAAAAGAGTTGCAGCTTATAAAACTAAGTCTCCATCAATGGGCACTAGTAGAATGAAAACAAGAAGAAGAAATACTAGAATGGCTAGTAAGTAAAAGTTAAAGTTAACTTATAGGAGTAATAATATGCCAATTAAAATAATGCCTACTAAGGGTAAAAAGAAAAAAAAGAAGGCTTCATCAGCTGCGCCTATGATAATGCCCGGTCAAAAAAAGATGCTTGATAAAATGATGGGTAAGTCTAAGCCACAGACACTAAAAGGTGGTGGCGGATTAAAGGCAGTACCAGAAGGCAACAAAGGCAAGGGTCTAAGTAAGCTTCCAACAGAGGTTCGTAACAAAATGGGCTTTATGAAGGGCGGAGGAAAGGTTATGAAAATGAGAGGCGGAGGTATGGCCGCTAGAGGATTAAACTTTAGAATGAGATAATGTCAAAACTTATATGTAATCTTCCTGCTGTAGAAGTATGGGTAAGAAAAGAATATTTAAGAGATGGAAAAGATGGTCATGGAAAGTTTGTTAAAGGTATTTGGGTGTCTTGCAAGTCGTTGCCGGGTAGAGCTTTTTACTTTGAGACATATCTGCCAGAGTATGGTGCGCTATTTGATAAACTCCCTATCAGTGCATTCTGCTCATCACCAGAGACACCTGA